ACTACCACAAGGAGGAAATAAAAAATTATTAAATAAACAAAAATACAAAATACTAAAAAATTTATAATTATATTATAAAAAAAATGAAAATTATAGTTTAGCAATAAACTTTAATAATATATCAATAAAATGAAATCTGAATTTATTAATATTTTAGATTTGTTTAATGAAAAAACATTAAATTTAATTTTGTGGTATTATTATGACGAAAAATTTTATATGGGTGATAAAATATTAATAAATAAAACAATATATGAAATAGTTGATGTGGTTAAAAATTCATTTTTAAGAGAATATTTATTTGTAGATTTAAAAGATGGACTTATATTGAGATATTATTACAAGAATATATTTGATTTTTGGATAGTAAGGAATAAAACTGTATATCCATTATCTGTAAATTTAGATAATATTCAAGGAAAAATATTTGAATATTATGATTTTAATTAGTCTATTGTTTTCTAATTATTGGTATTGGTATAATATTAGTTATTATATAAGTCTCATTATCTAACTTAAAAGGAATATTATCATCATCAACACCAACTTTACCAATTGGATATTGTAAATCAATATCATAAACAACATGAGATATTTCATTATACCAATAAAATTCAGGTTCTGAATATTTTTTTTTATTATCTATATTTTCACTATGTGATACTTCATTACTTACTAATTGCATAACAGCTTTTATTTTAATTACTTTAATAGTTGTTGTTTTTGAATTATCTGAATTTAAACCACTATTTAATTTTTTATCATCATCAATATCATCTTTAAAAGCAGGTGCTATATTTGTATCAAATAATGATTTTTCTTCAAATTGAAAACATTTATAACTGCCAACTAAAAAATTATGTGCTTTATTTAATACACAGTCAATTGCCACACTTTTAATAGCATCTAAGAAACTTTGAATTAGTCCTTCTTTTGACCTTGATAATTCTTCTTTATATTGGTCTGTAGTCCATTTATCTAAACCAGAACTATTTTTTTTAATTGATTTATATCTATATACATCTACAATGCGTTCATTCATTGGTAATGCTTTATGAGAACATTGGCGAATTGCTCTTCCAATCATTTGGATGATTCTTGTTTCATTCCAAAAAGGTTCTAAAATATGAACTTGACGAACATTTTCTAAATTTAGACCTTCACTTCCTGCAGGAGAAATCATAATAATTTTAATTATATCACCTTTAACATTATTAATTTTATTAAAAACATCTAAAATTCGACTTCTTTCTTGCTGGTCAATACCACCATAATATTTAACAAATCTGAATTTATTATGTCCTTTTTCTGGATTGATAAATGCTGAAAATCCAAAATATTTTAAATATATTTCAATAATTTGAAAACCTTCCATAACAACATTATTAGAATATATTTGTACTGTTCCATCACAATCTAAAATTATTAATATTAATAATAATATTTTTGCCGAACAATTATACATTGTTTTAAATAATTCTGATTTTTTTTCTTTATTATTAACAAATTCTTTAAATATAGAATCATAATTTTTCTTATCACTAAATTGTGTCTGAAAAGTTTTAAAATTATCTATATCATTAGCTAAAGTATGTTTATTTCGTAAATCTTCATCTAATTTTTTTGTTAAATAACTATCAAATTCAGCAACAAATTGTTGTGTTTTTGCTAAATATTCATTAACTTTATAATATTTTTTTTTATCTTTTTCTGTTATTTCTTTATTATCTTTTAACATTTCATCTACTTCTTTTTCTGTAATTTTGTAATCTCTTGGTCTTGGACGTGTTTCACCACTAAAACCTTGGGACATTAGGGGGAATACAAAATTACATGATTGTTGTGTATATGACATATAATTGCTACTTGTTCTTGATCTCATCTTTTTTTTTATTTTATCTTCTATATCTTCATAATAATTATAAATATACAATTGATAATCTGACATTTCAACATCTAAATAATTAATATTTTTTTTAGGATAATAATCAGGTGTTGCTCCTACATAATATGACACTAATCCAATAATTCGCCGTTGAAAATTATTCATTGCACTTTTTTTTAAAACAGGATATGTATCATTTGATACAAACATTTCATTAAATTTAACTTCAGAAGTTGGAAATATGTTTGGTCTGAGTAAATTGAATAATAATGCTAATTCAAAAGGGACATTTACTGCAGGTGTTCCTGAAATCATAATAACACGTACATTATCGTTATCTTTTTTGTCTTGTAAAATATGTTCATATATTGTTAATGCTCTTCTTCCTTGTTTTGATGTAAGATTTGAATACACATTACGAATAAAATTATGACACTCTTCAACTATATACATTGATTTTTTAGAAGAATCTGAATTTTTAATTTTTTCTAAAAATATTTTATCAGCATTGGGAGCATCATAACTTATAAATTGAATATTATTTTTTCTAAATTCTTTCTCATCACTTTGTAACCAACGGTCTAATTCTTTAATCCATGTACTTTCTTTTAATGATGCTCTTAATAAAACAAATACATTCCATTCTGGAGTATAGTTATATAAAATATTATAAATATTAATTGCTGAACGTGTTTTTCCAGACCCTAAACCGTGATATAATAAAATATCTCTATAAGGACTATTATAATCCATATATTTTCCAACAATTTCTTGGTATTTTCTTAATTCTCCTCCTAAAATTTTGTCATTACAAGGATCAGAACCATCAATTAAAATTTCGGGAAGTTTGTATTTTTTAAAATTTGCCAATAACCAAGTTGGAAATAATCTGCCATTTATTTTTAAATTAACATATTGTTTATCTGTATTTTTAATATCATAACTCATTGATATTTTATATATAAAGAAAATAAAAATTTAATGAATATAATAATATATTATCTTATCTAATAATATTATGGAACATATATACACTGGTTTAAAATATACTATTTTATGGATAATCTTATTTTTTGTTTTAAGAATAATAAATAAGTTTGATATGATAAATAATATTTTATTATCATCTGTTATAGTCTTATTTTTTTATATTATTCTTAATATTATTGATTATTCTACTGATAAATATGAAGATATGACAAATACACAAGATTTAGAAAATACACAAAAATTAGAAAATATTAAATATGACCCTGATGAATTTAAACCAAACCCACCAAAAAATAGTGAATGGTATTATCAAAATGTTAAACCAAGAGATTATGATGGTGTAAAAAATTTGAAGCAAATATCAGAAGGAAATGGAAAAACAAGAGATGATACATTAGTGGATCATTTTAAATATTCTGATTTTAATAGATTGCCTCCAAGTTTTGAAAAAGATGATTATGAAGAAGGCTATTCATTTATGCCACCAAAAGATTGGTATCCAGTTCCATATTATCCTCCTATTGGATATAATAATTCAAGTTGTTTAGTTCAACCTGTATATACTGATGATACTACATTGAATTTAAAAGAATGGAAACAAAACCAAAAAATAATTTCTGATAATATTAATACAAAATTTATTGAAGAACAATTAAATGGTATCAATTCTTAAATTTTTTTAATTACAGAACTAGAATATTCCATTTTATAAATAGTAATATTTCGCCATATATAGGATAAATTAATTATATTTTCTAATTTATCATTTGATATTTCTTTTTTTTCTATAATATAATCAACCCTCTTTAAAAATATTTCATTACTTTCATCATCTTTTTTTTCAATGATATATATTTTGTTGTTTTTTTTAAATGATAATTTCATAAGTAATAATAATATTATATAAAATTCATATTATTATGTTTATATTTCAAATTTTTTTATAATTATAATTTTTAATATAATGGATTTTAAATTTATCATTATTTTAGTTGTTATTGCTATTGCTATTTTTATATTATCACAACAAATTTCTTCAATTAAAACATCAATAGAGGAAAAATTTGAAAATTTTGAAAATTTAATTCAAAAAAATAATACTGAATTAAATGAAAATTTAAAAAAAGAAATGAGCAATAATTGTTTAAAATATAAAACAATGACAAATGATATGATTCAGCAAATAAGATTAATGAATAGTATGGAAAAACAACATATAATTATGTTATCTGATGATTATGTAGAAATGGAAACTGAAAATGTTAATCTTAATATGGGTACAGCAAATGAGTCAAAAGAACAAACAAAATTATATATGAGTGAAACATCTAATAATTCTAATAATATGAAAACAATAACAACAAAAAATTTAAATAGTGATAATAAATCTAATTCATCTTCTAAATCAAATAATAATAATAGTAAAAAATTAAAATCACAAGAAGAATCATTTGAAGAATCACAAAAAAAATCACAAGAAAAATCACAAGAAAAATCACAAGAAATAACTTTTGGTAAAACAAATAAAGGAGAAGAAGTAATTATTAAAACTGGAAAAAAAACAATTGTTGATGATATTTCATCAATTGGAACATTAAATGAAAAAAGTAAATTATTAACAATTAATAATTACACTAAAACAACACTTGAAGAAATGGCAAAAGAGAATAATATTGATATACCACCAAAAGCAACAAAAAATATTATTTATGCTAAATTAAAAGAATCTTTAACTAATTAATTTTTTGAACATCTTGAAGGGCAATTTGCAATAGGATATCCATTGTATGGAGATCTTTTTTCAAGACATTTTTGATTAACAATACCATTTGTTTTTGTTAATCTATAATCATTACAATAAACATCACATTGAGGAGCTGGAATAACACCATTGTATGCTAATATTTCAGCATTATTATATAAACTTGTTGTTCGTGTCATTGGTGCTTTATGAAAACATTTTTTTTGAGGATGACAATTATTTTTATTTTTTAAAGATAACCATTCATAATCTAATAATTGTTCTCCATTGTCAATTCTATAAGTTCGTGCTTGATTTTCACTTTTTAAACAATTTTGCTCTCGAAATAATTCTTCACGGACTTGTGATGATCGGTAATCAGTAAATAATCTTCCATCACTCATCATTGCTGGGCATTCTTTAAAATAATTATCCATGTTATATTATATCATTATAAAATATATTTTTAAAATATATAAATAAGATGAGTAAATTTCAACCTCCACCGCCACCAAAAACTTTATTATATCCACAAAAACAAAATAATAATGAAGATGAAAATTACAAATTAAAAGTAAGTAAAATATTTAGAACTATAGATGAAGGCAATATTCAAGAAATATTAGCTGTTTTAAGAACAGAAAAAATTGGTTCTAATTTTACTGATTCAGAAGGAAATACTATAATTCACCATATATTATTAAATAAAGAAATTTCAAACAGCGAAGCTTATAATTTAATTTCTCAATTAGCATTAAAAGGTATTGCTTGTGATGTTAAAAATAATGATGGAATTGTACCTTTACATTTAGCATCTAAAAATGGTAATAGTAAAGTATGTGATTTATTATTAAAAAAACATGTAGATTTAAATCAGACTGATAATAATGGTTATTCTTCTTTATTTTATGCATTAACACCAGATACTGTTGTTTGTGATGAAATTGAAGTAAATAATTATAAATTGCCTGTCAGTGAAGATGTTAATGAATTAGATAAGTTGTTTAAAGATTATTCTAATAATTCTAATATACAAAGAATATATGATCATGTTTTTGATGTTACTGAAAAATATTTTGAAAATTTAAAAATATCAATGCCAGTTCATGATATTTATAAAACAAAAGAAGAATTAAAAATGGCTCTTACAAGTTTAAAAGAAGATGATTTTAGTAATTATTTGAATCAAGAAGATAGTTTTAAAAAAGTTTATGATTATGATAAATTTTTTGAAGATAAAATTGAAAAAAAAAATAAAGAAAATTATATTAGAGTAAATAATGAAATGAAAGAAACAATTGCTTCAATTCGTGAGAATATAAATAAAATGCATGAAAATTTATTAAAATTTGTTGATTATTTTTGTTATTTATTTGGGTTTGCTCACTATAAAGAATTAATAACTGCAGCTACTGAAACAGAAAATGTATCAGAATTATTAGAAACAATGGAAGATTTAATTGATACTGATTATTATACAAAAAGTTTTAATATTATTGAAAATTTTATTGCTGAAATAAATGGTAAAATAGTTGAAGAATCATATGAAGTTACTGATAAAGTTTCTTATAAAGATTTACAATATAATGAAGCATTAATTAGTAGTGATTGTTATTTTGTAAAATATTATAATAATGATAGTAAACCAGATTATCCTGATATAGAAATAAAACAATTAAATGATATTGATGTAGTACAAGGTGGTAATCCAAAAGAATTTAGTATTGGTCTGGCTCATCGATTATTTAAATATCATTCTGAAATGAATTATTATTTTTCAAGTATAGAAAATGATAGGGAAATGAATGAATTTTATTTTAATGAGGAGGAGGAGAAGACTAATAAGGAAAAAGATATAATTGAAAATAATTTTTGTAATATAGGTGTTAATATTTCTTTATTCGATG